GGATGGAACAGAGCGGGACCCGTTAACGACCTCGACGCGTTACAGTCACACAATTGGGAACAACGCGCACAGATAAGCGTGTTCGTCATGTACGAAACGCGTGACGAGATTACGATTAACAGTATCGAGTCTGCAGAGTGGGAAATTCAAGACGAAGACGGAACAGTTATATCGACGGGTGAAATTGATAGTAGCAACCCCCCGTCGTAATCATACCCACTCGCACAGTGTGTCAAGCGGTGATATACTGTTAAGCGATTGCAATCAATGGAGTCCCAATCATGTCATACCCGGTCGATAATATAATTCCAATCACGACGGTAATATCACCGAACGGGTTGGGGTTCGCGAACTTCGCGTCAGCGTTACAGTTCGCACCTGAATCAGAATTACCAGTAGGTTTCGCTGTTGACACATATCGAACTTACAACTCGTTAACGGCATTGGCCGTCGACTTCCCAAGTACAACCGAAACGTACAAAGCGCAAAACCGCTGGCTCGGTGGTATTCCTGCCACACGTGAAGTTAAAGTGTGGGGAACCGCTGACGCCGATGCGAATTGGACTGATACGTTGAACAAAGCACGTAACGAACTGTGGTGGTTCTGGTCGTTCTTTACCGACACTATTTACGCTGACCTCACGACGGCTGTACCTGATATCTCTCAATGGTGTAACGCTAATAAGTCGTACTTCATGGACTGTCAGACCGCAACTTCGGCGACGGCTATTCGTGATCCACTATTGACAACTGATATCTCGTCAGTGTTGACAACGTCGGGTGTTCGTTTCGCGTCAACGTTCAGTCATGCGACAGATCCTTACGCGGGTATTGCGTTATGTAAATGGTTTGCCGCTGTGAATTACACCGCTGACAACTCGACCATTACGGGCGAATACAAAAAGTTATCAGGCGTTGCGGCTGAAGACTTAACCGACACTGAATACAGTGCGATGACCCAAGACACGAAAAAATGTCAATTCTACTCAATTGTGGATTTACAGGGCAGTACCGACGCAGGTCGTGTTATTAACTCATGGTCACACAGCTCGTTCGGCGAATGGATGGATGATGTCGTTAACCTAGCTGCATTCGAAAATGCGATGTCAGTGACGTTGTATAATACCGTTGCGAATCAAATTACCAAACTCGGTCAAGACCCTGTCGGTCAGTCGGTGTTAATTGGCTCGGCTCGTGCGATTTGTGAAACGTACATTTCGAACGGTTATCTCGGTCCGCGCAATTATATCGATCCCGACGACGGTGTTGAAAAATACACGGTTGGTTACGAGATATTAACGCAACCTGAAGATATCTTAAACTTACTCGAACCCGACCGTGACGCGCGTAAATCCGCACCGCTTCGTATTCGAATCTTCCGTAAAGGCGCGATCCACATCGTACCTGTCGACATCTTAGTTTATTAATAGGGGTTTAAAATGAGTTTAAACAATTTTTCAACAGACCTCTTCACGGTCACGGTAAACGGTCGGATCATTGGTGATTGGGGTGAAACAGCAACACCTTACACCGATGACCCTATTGACCCGAAATCGACGTTGCGCCGTGGTCAAGGTGGTAACGCTGTTCGTTTGGACCGAATCAACCCTGGTCGAACCGTGACGTTGTTTATCAACCCTGGTTCACCTGACAGCGCGTATTTGCAAGGTCTATTTGAATCGGGCGCTAACATCACATTGTCGAAGACACAAATCGGAACGTTGGAAAACTCCATCGGCACCGAGGGCGTGATGACTAACGACGGTCAAGTTGGTCGAGGTGGTTCAACGATCACTGATGACCAATACATCATGGAATTCAACACTTGGACAGCATTAAAGGGTGGTAACTAACAATGACAGTAAGGGCCTTTACTATCAACAACGTGACGTATAACGTCGCACAAGCGCCAGCATTACAACAAAAGAAACTCATGTTACTTGTGGGTGCACTCGTTGCGGCGCGTTCGTCAACGTCAGGTCAACCAATCGACACGTCGTTATTAATGGGTTCGCTGATGGTGTTACCCGAAGCGAAGTTTGACGAAGTGGCGGGCATCGTGTTGTACAAAACAATTATCGCGGGCGAATCAACGACGCTCGATGTCGGTTCGTTCCAAGGTAAAATCACTGATTATTTCAAATTGGTCGCCGAGGCCATCGCGTATAATCTCGATGATTTTTTTACCTTTCTCGCAAGCGTAAAACCCGACGAAGCAACGCGAGACAAGTAGTCGATGACGATCCAGCCGTCGATTGGTTCATGATGCGGCCATGTGTGGGTATATATGAACTATGCCCGCCGTTGTGCGATTGGTCTGATTTGAAGGATGGGACGTACAGTATCGCGGACGTTATGCGATTTAATATCACAATGGATGAGTTAATCGACGCACGTGAAGCAGCTAGACAAAACGCCCCGTAATGGGGCGTTATTATTGGTTGGTGGTGATGGTTAAAGACGCATCGACATAATCACTGCGCGAAGTGAGTTGACACCATTCTCACCGAACGTTTGTGTAATGTGAAACGGCGACCTCGCGTCACGTATTTCGAAACAACCACCTTGAACGGCATTACCATGCAACACCAAAGAACAAGCCTTACACAACGTTGACAGAATATTAAAATCCATACCTTTGATTTTATCAGGCGCGGACCCTTTCCCGAGATTGAACGCTCGATGAATGTCTGGGAATCTACCGTCGACAATGTCAATGTTATGACCATCGATGTTAACGTTATCGTTGCTGATCGTAAACAATGGTTTCGACTTGGCGTTATACATCTTTAAAACTTTGGTTAAAGACTCACGACATAAGATCACGCTTGTACCATCTTCAACGTTGAACATGTCATCTTTGATGTCGAGGATCATACCTATACAACCGTCACTTGCTGATAACGTAACAACACTGTCGACACACGTGATGTGTATTCCGTTCAGGTAATAACGAACATCTTTCTTCGCAGCTACCATCAACAAACCTTTTATAATCTTAATCATAACCCACACCCATTCGTTAGCGCGTCGATTTGATCGCGCAGTTCTAACACTTCGAAAGCAAGCAACACAGCAAACACCGTTGCGACTGTTGCAAGTCCGACCCAAAATTCTACGTGACTATTCATAGTTAACACTCCAAGAAAAGCCCCGAAGGGCCGTTTAATATTTAAAGATCTTTCATTTCCCAACCAGCAACGTCTTGCATGTTTTCCATTGTTGCAAGGTCTGAATCACTGACATCATCACCGACGATTACAAAGTTACCTTCGAAGTCAAACTTAACCATGTTAAAGCCGTTCGTGTAAGCGTATTCGTAAGTCATAATGTTTTCCGTTGTTTGTTTTGTTTCGATAGAGCTATTATCGTCCATATTGACAACACCGTCAAGTATATATCTACGATTAATTGAAATTGTTTGATATACTACGGTTATCAATTTATTCAACGTGTGGGATTATGGCTAACGTTATATCGCAATTCCTCGTCGGCGTGGGTGCGATCAAGAGAAAAGGTCCCTCATCATTTGAACCGTTTTCCCGTCGTATTCGAACCATTCCGTCGCCCCGTCGAAACCTCTCAAATTAGCCGACGCTAAAATTGAATGTACACCGTTCTCAATTAGTCGAGCGCTGTCACCAGGTACAGAAAAATAATCTAAAAGGTTAAAGTCGAAAGGTGTTGTTTTACCTAACTGAGACACTCTTTGTTTCACATCGTTGGTGATACCTATCTTCATGACCCCGCCTGATGACGACGCGAGTATGTATACGAAACCTTCTTTGTTGGTTTTAAACCCTGATTTAGAACATAGAGGACAACCTTGTTTCAAACTCACGTGGTTGTGAGGTGTCTGCGTAAAGACCCCGTGTGAGTCACAACATATCGACAATTTTGTGTCTTTGTTTTTGTAAACTGACAGAGTGTAACTGTATCTGTCACCGTGAACATTTATCGCCCTCCTTATAAACTCACCGGTGGTTAAACGGGTGGTTTTACAACATGAAGGACACCCGTACCCTGACAAATGGTCACGTGGTGTCTGCGTGAAAATACCGTGTTTCGGACACAGTATTTCAACCTTTGTCACGTTATTCACGTACACTGATTGACAATATGTGAATTTATTCTTATGAACTCTATTCGCTTTATTAATAAAATCATCTAACGTTAATTTCTCTGTACCACCACATTTTGGACACCCCTGTTTCAAATTGACATGGTTACCTGGTGTTTGACTGAACTCGCCGTGTATCGGACATGATATCGTCAATTTAATGTTGTTCCTTACATACACTGATTTAGAGTAATCAAACACCACATCGTGCGCACTTTTAGCTCTCTCGATGAATTCTTCAGTTGTCAGTCTTCTTGTCATGTTAGCCTTAACCTTTTTTAAATGGTAATATTTAAACAACTCATTAAATACGGTTGTCGATATGGCTAATACTATCACCAATTTCCTAGTAGGTATAGGAATACAATTCGATAACAAAGGTGCGCGACAAGCCGCTTCGGGTATCGATTCGATCAAGTCCAAAGCGTTACAAGCTGGTTCGATACTGGCGGGCGCGTTCGGTGTCAAAGCGTTGTCGACTGATTTCGCCAATGCGACCGACAGTCTTGGAAAATTCGGCGAAACATTCGGGTTGACAGCAAACGACATCATGGGGTTCGGTAACGCACTTGCACAAGAGGGCGGGAACCTCGAATCGTTTATGTCACAGATTGAGAACATCGAACGGATCCGCGCTGGTTTACAAGTTGGTGACGCGGGTTTCATATCCGTAGCGGGTCGAGCGGGTATCGATACTGGTCCGTTAATCGAAGCTACGACAGCCACCGAAGCGTATCTCGCACTTGCTGACCAATTCCAAGCAATGACGCAACAACAACGATTAAACGCTGCCAGCGCGTTAGGATTGGACGAGGCAAGTATTAGATTGTTGTCTAAAGGTCGATCTGAAGTCGACGCGACAATTTCAAAGTTTCAAACAATACGCCCCATCACTGACGAAATGACAGAAGGTTCCGCAGCGTTTAATCGCTCGTGGCTCGAAACGAAACAAAATATCGGTAGTGTTGTCGATGTGATGGGTAACGAATTATTACCAGTCTTAACAGACATTACCGATGAAATTAATTCTTGGTTCGACGAGAATCGCGTCGAGTCGTTACGCGCAATCGCTTCGTTGTTTGGCGCGACGTTTGGTGTCGGAGAGTCAGAAGATATTTCGAAAGCGACGGGGTTACCCGAGTGGTTATTCATGCCGGTGACCGATTTACCTGGTGTCGCGTTCGATTCAGCATCCGACGCAACGAGCGATTTTTTTAACTCGGGTAACTTGCGTGACGACGTTAACATCTACCAACGTGAACCGACACGACTCGATAACCCATCGCAAACGGTTGTTCCGTCGAACACGTTTTTACCTCGTGGCAGCACACCCATACAACAAGACATAAACGTCACACTTCAGTTGGATGGTCAAGTCATCGACCAACGAACAATGCGTGTCGTTGACGGCATGGCACAAACAGCGATTGACGATTTAGCGTCAACGACAGGGGGTTAATGTGAGCATAGTAAACATTCTCACGCGCAAGGCGCCGACGATTGCCGGTTATGAGTTCGACGCGGTATTGGAAGATACGCTCGAAGCGTCCGTTACGTTGACAGGTTATACGATTGAACTCGGTGCACGTGCCAGTGACCATCGCATCATTAACCCTTTCACATGGACGTTGATTGGCGCGGTGAGTAACAACCCGTTGAAAATTGGTCTAACTGATTTCTTAGGTGGTGCCGCAAGTAATTTCGATGATCCTGGTATATTAGCAACGGTCGCGGGTTTGTCTGCAGGTTTCCTCGCGGGTAGTGCCGAAACACGATCGAGCGCTACATTAGAGTTTTTAATCACGCTGATGACCACGGGTGAACCTTTCGACATCGATGCGGGTGACATTCAATTAAAGAACATGGTTATTGGTCGCATTCGTCGAACCAAAGATCCGCAAAATGAAAACGCGTTGATATTCGAGGCCGACATGCAAGAGTACCCCACATTGGAAACCGTACTCGCTAAAAACCAACCGTCGACGTCACAATTGCGTGACGGTGATCCGTCGAAGAGTCAAGCGTCAGCGACGGTTAACAACGGTGAAGTGACGGGTTCGGTTCCATCGGCTGAAACATCGAATAACGTAGCGGGGGTTCTCGGTTAATGACAATCACTAACGTACCGTTACAAAACGGCGCCGCGAACGCTCATCAATTATTCACGATGCAGCTCGGCGACAACTTATTGCAATTCACTTTAAATTACATAACGCTTGCTGGTCCAGCGTGGAGTATGGACATCGCGCGCGAAGGTGTTCAACTTGTGGCGGGTGCGATGTTAGAACCGAACACCGATGTGACATTAGGTTTCGAAGCGGATATCGGTCGATTCATTTTCACGGGTGATGAGGTCACACTCGACAACTTGGGAACAGCTAACAAGTTAACGTGGGTGTACGACGATGAGTGAATATAGTGGTCGCAGGTGGGAAGTGTTGATCGATGACGTTCAGTTCATTGCGCCAACTGACGGTCGACAGTTTAAAGCGTTGTTCGAAGTGCTTCACGACTTCGGCGGGTTTACGAGTTACTGTGACTTATCGATCTTCAATTTATCAGCCGAAACAGCAAACAAAGCGTTTAAGCGCGGCGGAAAACTAACGTTGCGTTGCGGGTATAAAGAAACAATTGATTCGATATTCATCGGCACGATCCGAAACATTATACGTGAGCGACGCGGACCCGATACCATCACACGGTTGATTTGTCGTGGTGGAAAACTGACAGATGAACCAACACAGATAAACGAAACGTTGGGTAAAAACGCACGGATCACTGATATCATTCGCGCGTGTGTCAAAGCGTTGGGTTATCCGATCGTGATTGACGACACACAGTTCGAAGATGTTGCGCCATATCCACGCGGGCAAGTGCTTAATGGTGATCCGCGCGTGTACCTCGACCAACTCGCTCAGGCTGAAAAGTTTAGTTACGTTATTGAGAACGAGAAAGTCGTCGTCGTTAAAGACGGTTTCTTTCGTGACGGGGCGGTACATATCGTTTCGCAGTTTACCGGTATGGAAGGTATACCCGAAATTACCGAAGTTGGTGCGGACGTTGTCATCAGGTTAAACCCGAAGATACGGATCGGTGGTCGTTATCAAATCGAATCGGACTTAGCGACGTTTAATTTTAGTAACCTGTATTTTGTGGACATACCCGAATCGGCTGGTAAAGGTGTTTATCGTATTTTCAGATTGTCACACACGGGTGATACCTGGGGCGACGCGTGGTCGACTAAAATCGTCGGGTTCAGATAACACGTAAAAAAATGCCCTCACGAGGAGGGCGAAAGGTCGCAGTGCATTGTTTGGGAATTTGGAGCTGGACTTGCAACTCGCTTTCGCTTGCCGTTTCGGCGTTCTTGAGTACCCAGCGTGAGTCGAATGATGAAGTATGACATTTCCGCTCTGATTGCGTGGTGTGAGTGACTTCTAATTTGGCAGCAATGACGAGACTCGAACTCGCTATTTCATGCGTGACAGGCATGTGGGTCAACCAGTTCCCCTTCATCGCTATAAACATATTGGTTGAGTGTTATTGTGCCGAAGTTTTTTCCTCCATGACACCTGACTACTTTTAGAGTTTTCACCGGGTGTTAGCGGGATTCGAACCCAAGGGCTATCTAAGTCGCCCCACCCTCCACTAAATCACGCCTCGTCGTCACGTCCGTCGACTTTACCGACTAATCACTTTTTAGTATGCAAATAACACTCAACCAATATGTTTAAAATTGTGCATCGGTTACGCCTCGCGGTGTTACGTCTGCTCGGGTTCTAACGCTTCCCCTGCGAGATAATCACCTCCCGTTAACGAGTGGGTTTATCAAATAATGTGATTACTTCGACCGCCAAATTGAAACGGGTTATTACTTTTCGTCACATTAAGTGAACTGTTTAGTCAGACCTTTTACCCATCCGCTGATTTACGGCTCGCTTCTGCTCGGATTGTATCATGTCAAACACTTCACAACGCAAATATCGCACATCACTGACAATACTGTCAACAGTTTATCACTTTTTATTTTGTCCATTGTGGTGATATACTTGACGAATGACTCAGACCGCAACGCTAACCGAACTATTTAAACGTACTTTTTCAGAAATGATGAAGGACGTCGCCACGTCTATACCCGGTCACGTTTTGGCGTTTGACCCAACTACCCAACGCGCACAAATACAAATAGGGATTGTACGTATAGACGTCAACGGTAAAACGTTCGTACCACCGCCGTTGATAGAAGTACCCGTGTATTTTGCGGGCGGTAAATTCTGCGTAGAACATCAAATCGATCCGAACGATGAAGGGTTCATCATGTTTTCACAGCGTTGTATCGACGCGTGGAACACGACGGGTGGTGTCGCTGAAAACCCGATATTACGTTTCCACGATTACGGTGACGCGGTGTTCTTCCCTGGTCTACGTTCCGAACCAAATCAATTGACCGCGTTCGAGAACAACGGTATTCGACTTCGCGATAAAAATGCGACCAATTACGTATGGTTGAAGAACGACGGAACGGTTGACATTAAGTGTCAAGGTTTTGACGTTAAGGCGCCCACATTCACACACAACGGCGTTAACGTTGGTGATGACCATAAACACGCTGCCGGTACGTATCAAGCGGGCGGCGATCCAGTTATCAACAGTTCAGGTGACCCATCATGACCGTGAGACAATTACAGGCCGACGGCGACATCACAACGTCGGGTCAACAGTTCACCGACGAGATCAACGAAGTGGCACAAACCGTCACGACTCGTTTAAAATTATTCCTCGGTGAATATTTTCGTGACATTACGGATGGTACGCCGTGGTTCGAACAGGTGATGAACAAAGCGTCAAGTCTGTCAGCTAAGGAAGCGGCTATAAAAAACCGCATCATTCGAACCGATGGTGTATTACAGTTAACATCGTTCGAGACTAACTTCGATTTACCGACGAGGACATACACCGTCAATGCTGGTATACTCACACCATTCGGTGCGACTCAAATTTCTGTTCAGGATGTCATTTAAATGGGCACATTAAACGAAAACGGTTATACGATAAAGAATCAGAACGAATGGTTCGCTGACGAACAAGCGTTGTACGTGGCTATCGATCCGAATTGGAACCTCGACCCATCAACGCCCGACGGTTTAAAAATCGCGTCGGATGCTGAGATCTTCGCAAACCTCGACGAAATCGGTCAACAAGCGTATAACTCGAAAGACCCGAACAAAGCGAAAGGTGTTGATCTCAACATCGTGTCGTTTATTACGGGTACGATTCGAAGCGAAGGTACAGCCAGCAATGTGGAGTTAACATTGACCGGCGTACCTGGTACGGTTGTCATCGCTGGTAAAATTGTCGAATCTGTCGCTGACGGTTCACAATGGTCAACTGACGCAGCGGTGACGATTGGTGTTGGTGGGACAGTGACTGTTAACGCTACGGCGTTGGTCACAGGTGCAACACAGGCTAGTATCGGTACAATCACACGTATCGTTTCGACTGTGGGTGGTTGGCAATCAGTTACTAACCTAACCGTTGCCCAAGCTGGTGAAGCGCGCGAGAACGACGCACAGTTACGCCAGCGACGCACATTGTCGGTCGGTAAACCGGGTAACAATCAAATCGATTCGCTATTGGGCGAACTACTCGACAACGTCACAACACCCAACGTTCGACGCGCTGTTGTGTACGAGAATTTCACAGGTGCTGTCGACGCTAACGGGTTGCCGGCACATAGTGAGGCGCCCGTCGTTGATGGTGGTACGGACGCTGATGTCGCGTTGTCGATATTCCGTAAAAAGAACCCTGGTTGCGCTCTATATGCCGCGGGAACTTCCGTCGTTGTTCCAGATGTATACGATAAATACGAGTCGAATAAAAAAGACATCACGTTCAGTCGGCCGATAGCTGTACCGATGATTATCGCGGTAACTGTCACCAACGACGGCACATTACCGAACGACGCCGACCAAATGATAAAAGACGCGATTATCAGTTACGCTGGTGGGACGCTGACCGACCCCGAATGTGGGTTTAACACGTTAGGTTTCGACATTGGCGAAGAGGTTTCGATCTCTCGACTATACACACCTATTAACTCAGTCATTGGGTCATACGGTAACAGTTACGTGACAGGCTTAGTCGTAAACACATTGACGTCGGGTCAAGTACCCATCGCGTTCAATGAATTGTCAGAGTGGACCGACGCGAACATCACGGTGGTGATCAACTAATGGCGACAGTCAATTACGCACCTGACCGAATTTACGCACAGTATCGGAACAAACCGAAAGCGAAAGCATGGTACGGAATCGTTCCGACGCTAGGTTTAGAAATATGTACAGCGTTCGAACAGATACGTAAAACATACGATATTGACTTGGCTGAAGGTGAACAACTTGACGTCATCGGTCGCATTGTTGTTATCGACCGAAGTTACGAATCGTCATTACAGTGGGATTCTCTGTTGTGGGGCCAACCCGTAGCGCAATGGGGCGGTGCTGATATACAATGGGAATCATCGGGAATGACAGTTAATGATACTGTCAGCGATGCGATTTTCAGAACGTTAATCAAAGCTAAGATCGCGAAGAATAATTCTGACGCTACACTCGACGGCGTTGTTGACGCGTTACTGTACATTACGAACGCCGCACCGATACGCGTCGTCGACAACGAAGATATGACGATGAGTGTGTCGTTTGGTTCAGAACTCGATTCGATAACTCGTTTCGTTTTAGATACTTTTGACATCGTTCCACGACCACAGAGTGTTAGGTTTCTTGGTTACACCGAAGAACCTGCGATCACTCAATGGGGTGGTATTTATGGGTGGGGCGACTCACGCGCTCAATATGGGCAATTTTTTGGAGTATAATCACAATGGCTATTAAAGTTTTTGAACGTTACGGACCACGAGCGAATCCCGCTGACGGTAATTATCCGAACGGTTCGTTTAAAAACGAATCCGTACCAGGCGCTAATGACGGTACACCGTTGGAAGTAGCGACAATCAATGACTTGCTGGGGTTCACTGACGCGTTATTGAATAGAGCTGGCATACAACCCAGCGGTTTACCTGACACGACATTAGTGTCACAAAGACTTGAAGCTTTACTTAACATTACATCGTCTAGTGTTGATACAACTGTGGGGTTATTGAGTAAAGATCTGTCGGGTGCGAAAAGCATAGACGTTAACGGTTATTCTGTCGCCGGTGATGGTGGGTCGGCCAAATGGCTATCGACAGGTTTGGTGGTACTACCGAGCGCGGGAACTGTTGATTTTTCGACGGCTAAAGCATACGACAACATAGGTAACGAATTTGTATTAGATGATATTAACGACATTAACATTAACGCACTCGGGATGTTCGCGGATACTGCTGTTGGCGGTACACTAGTCACCGATTGGACAAACCAGTGGTTGTCAATCGTGGACACACTTCGCCCAAGTCGTATCCGCATGCCAAAGGTTGATGGTTTCAGCTACCGTATGCAAACGTTCAAGGTAAAGGCTGACTCTGAGGTGTTCGGGGACGGCAGCAGTCTCACTGGGGGTACAGTGGTCGAGGTGTTCTACACGGGGTCATTCTCGCCAGTAATGTGTCAGATAAACAGTGACAGTTACACCCACGATATCCGCGTGGCGTCCATTGTTGACGACTTGGACAACTCGCGGGCGACAATGACAAACTCGTCGAACGCCCGAATGGAACGTGTAGTAATTACGGGCTTTCGGGACGTCGATTCCCCGACTGACGCGTGGGGGATGTACCTCAGCGAGTCGTCTAACTCGTCATTAGTACAGTGTGGATTTGACGACAACACACAATCCGATGTCGCCTTTGTTGGCAACGTGAACGGGGCGACCCTCGACGGGTGTTACGGCGAGGCGGGCGCACTCCATGTCAACTTCGAACCTAACACTAGCACGGACTTAAACGAGAACATAACACTTAAAAACATGAAGATGAGCAAGCTCTCGCTGCTGGAGAATGGGTCGGGAGGCACGGCCAACAGAAACATAACAGTGCAGGCGTGTGGGATCGGGGAGTGCCAGTATGACGGCGCGCAAGTGACGCTGACCTCGTGCAGCGTCGACACGTGGTCCACGGAGTCCGAACCGTTCTTCGGTGAACTCAGGCTGGAGAACACGGTCGCACTAGGACCGAATCTTTTAGATGACCCGTTCATGATAAACGTGGGCTTTGACGCGGTCAGTGCGGCAGCTAATGGCAACGCGTGGTTCATGAACTCAAGAACGGGTGCAATCGGCGGGGACCAGCTGGACGCGCTAGAGGAGGACGGGGTCCGCTTCGTGCGGATCAACCCTAATCAGCTGCTGGGAACGGTCAATTTTGCGCCCGTCAACCCCGTAACCGTCACCACGGGCGAGTTTTACCTGATCGCGGTCACGGGTCGCCGAGCATCGGGGTCTGACGCAGTGTTCATTACCGTCAACAACGGGGCGGCGGACTTAAACTGTCGAATATTCCGTCAGTCGAACCTTGGTGAAAACTACTGGACCACTGAGATGCTAGTCGTCCCCGCAGTGACTGGTGTGCTAACAACTAAAGTAGGCCCGTATACGGACACGACGTCGTCGGTTGACATCCGGTCCATAACGGTCCATAAGCTGCTAGGTAAGGGTGGTGGCGAATCTGCTGTGCTGGGCCAGTTCCACGGTGATGCATATGGCGTACGGGAGCTTTTACCAGTCGCGACACTGCCTGTGTTCGGCGACCCGAACGTTCGGGGTGTGTTGCCGGGGGATCGTGTTAGTCTCACAGGTAACGGTGCACCATACAGGTGGGACGGCTCATCATGGCAGGTGATGTAAATGATATTAATTAACTTGATTTATCTCATAATCAGCGTTGCGACAGTCTTCGGACTGTTGCGGATCCTCGACATCATCAACGGTGGGAGATTTAAAACCGATGTTTACCCGATCATTAAATCCGACCCGTTGTCGTTATCTGTGTATCGTGCTGCTTGGGTGCTTGGCGTGTGTATACTCGCAAGCGGCATGCTCGGCACGTAGAACTGATGTTGCGCAATACGATAAACAAATACGTAGCGCCTGGGGGCGCTATCTTCCGCAATACGATTGGGGTGTTGGTTGGGCGCAGATACAACAAGAGTCAGCAGGTGATCCGAACGCTCGGTCACCTGTCGGTGCGTTGGGTCTTGCTCAGTTCATGCCGTTGACGTGGGAGGATATGAAACGGGCAAGCGTTGTACCACTTGACGCATCACCACGTGACGCGCGTCACGCTATTCAAGCGCAAGCGTTTTACATGTCACAGTTGTCGCGATTCTGGTCAAGCCCGCGCCCCGACTCGGATCGGTTACGATTAGCGTTGGCAAGTTATAACGCGGGTGCGGGTAATATCCACAAATCACAAGTAGAGTGTGGAAATCCAAGCGGTTACGCTGCTATAATGAGCTGTCTTCCGATGATAACGGGACGTCACGCGGCGGAAACGTTGGGTTATGTTCCACACATCGAGAAACATTATAAACGACGATTTAATCATTCAATGGAGTAGTATCATGCCAGACGCAACCAAGCCAGATCTCAAAGGTCAAACAGACCGAAAAGCCCAATCTAAAAAACCAGCCGAAAAGACTGACAAAAAGTAAATGCTTTATCAGCTCGGTTTATTCACCCTGTTCGCAATGTTGACCGTTTACCGACCGCATCGTTATGAATGGGGTGTTTTATCATTCTTACTGTTGGCGACGTGGGTTAACACGTTGGTTTATGATCACAATGATGTTGAATTGTATGTAATACGTTCGACGTTGACTATGATCGCGGGTTCACTTTTAGTCATTAGATGGACACCTTTATCGGTGTACCAAGCTTGTGTACTGCTTTTGACTCTTTCAGCGTATGGGATGTTAGAATTTGACGTTTCTCAAGGTGAGCATGTCTTGATATATAACTATTACGAGGCTGTAATCTATGGACTGGTTACTTGTCAGTTGTTTGGCGTTTATCCAACGGTACGCAATAGTTATATTGATTACATTGCAAGTCGGACACCTTGGATGGAACATTTACAAAGGGATTCGAGATCATGAACGACGGATCACCAAATGCGGGGAATGCGGCGCTAACCGTATCAGGAACAACAGGCGTAATGACGACAGTTAGTGGTGCGTCACAATGGGTTAATGAAAATGCTGTTGTCATCGGATTAAGTATATCGGTGTTATCGTTACTTGTGGGTTTCATGTTCCAGATCTCAACGGTCAGATGGCGCTCACGGCAAGAAGCGCAGAACCGTGAAGAACTGCGCCGTGAGATTATCGAAGAGTTAAGGCGTGACACTAACCCTGACGCTTAACACCTCCCAATACGTCCTCGAAATATCCCAAACCTTTACCGCCGTTTTCCGCTTTGAGCATGTACGGCGTTCGACCGTTATCCATCTCGTGAAGAATGACACGATGCGCTTCACGTAGTGCGTCATCGAGTTCAACCAAACGGTTACCCATCGCTAACGTGAGGTTATCACCACAAAGGTCACGCCATGGCTCACCGTGACGCAACGCTTCTTGTTTACCAGACAGTTCGTCGAACGACCACGTGTATTTACCGTTCTCTAAAGTTATTATCATTACGCTGCACCTTATCAATTTATCGCCCCGTACCGTTACGAGGCGTTTCGTTATTTATTAATTTACTCGCTTATGACGCTTTCGTCAATAGTGGTTTGACTAGTTTTTCAGCCTCCGCAACGTAATAATCGTAATTGATCGTTGAGCGGTCGAAATTCTTCACGTTGGAACAATCCGTTACACGCCAGCCGACACAAATACCCATTTCGCGTATGGTATGCTTCGATTTGTTTTTCGTGTGGATACGGGCGTCGTGTGGCGTTCCTGCGCTATCCTCATCGACAAACCCGTCATTGGTTCCAGTTATCTCAGCCATCACTTGTTGGTATAACGTATCGCTCACACGTGCGGCGCGCTTCCATGTGCCAGGTTCGCCGGTTGGTGGGGCGATCTTGGTCAACGTTCCGCCGTCTTTCGACACGTAATAACGGACGATGTTGGCCAATGGCATTTCGGCGTTGTCATACTCGGGCCAACGCATCACGATATTATTCGAACGCGGCGCCTTTGCTCGACACATGAAGTCGTAATCATCCGCGTGATTCTCGATGAACGTACGGATATCTTCGCCGCGCACGAGAGCTGCTTCGGCTGCACGTGCACACACCATTGACGATTGATCTTGGTGCCACTGTAAATCGTATTCGTACGCCCCTTTGCGTTTAATCTTTGACATTTTTCAACACCCTTTTCCATTTGAACCCGTATATTCGTTTTTTATAACCGTTACAGACAGAGTATATGTTCTGCCATTTCCAATCAGGATTGCATTCAATTATCGATTGTATTGACGGCCATACTCGAATCACGTTCAAGTCGTCGTCCATTTGAATGAAGTCGAACTTTTGTTTAGCTTGACTCACCTTTGACGCCATTTTCGATTTGACATCTGGGTTATCAGCCCAAAACGCTTTGGATTTGACACCTATCTTAGATTTCCATTCGTCATCGTAAACACCGTCAACGTGTTGTTTTGATTTCAAATCTGACATGCGTTTTTTCTTGTCTTCACTCCATTTGTTACCGTAATTAGGATTATTAACGCCTTTGTTATTTTCACTCAGTATCTTACGTGTGCTGGGGTGTATAATCATTCCCGTTGAGGAATCTCTTCGGAGATTGTATCCCGCATTGCCAGACGTCGACATGAAAAAATCCATCCAAAATAATTCTCGTTCGGATATCAGACATTCGTTAATGGCATCGAATGACTCTACTATTTCAAAACTGAACGAATCGATACCGTACTTCTTCACCGAGTCGAACAGATGACGGTTTGTTTGTCTGACCGATCGGTCTTTTTTGTTCAGGTGATGGCGGTGGTGCGTGAATCGACGTTCTATGTTTATCGACTTGCCGACATAGCATTTGCCATTAATTTTATTGATTATTGCGTATATGCCGATCGTCATGCTTCAACACCTATATAATTATTACAATCTCGTTGTGCAAACAACGAATATTCGTCAGTTTCCAGACCTAACGCGGTCAAATCCATCCACCATTGACATACCGCGTCCACATGTTGTCGGTGCTTGCGGGGGTAAATGAATCCCACACCATCAGTGTTGACGTTAATCATTCGTAAACCTGGTGTTTTAATTAACTGTTCAACCAACATGCACAGTAACAACTGACCATTAAGGGTGATTTGCATACAAAAAAACGGGTCATAAAACGGTGAATACACATTGTTTGAATCGCCGTAAGTACCATTTAACGCGAGCTTTAACATTGCGTTTTCTGGTGTACCTTTGGCGTGCGAACGCCGCTGATCGAACATGTCTTTGTATATGTCGCAGAACTTATCACCAAGATGTTTCGGGTATATGCGGTTAACGATTGCCATGCTAGGATAATAACTCGTTACGTCTCGCATTTCAACTGTCATTTCGTCGTCAGACCTGAAAATTTTACAATCATCTGACGCGTGTAAACCGCCCGTTCCGAATTTATAACTCAATCCGCCAACAACACACGTGAGGTCTTTGATCGACCCTTTTGTTTCGGTGATTGTCTTATTCGCCAGGTGCTCGTGTATGCGTCTGAATTCAGGGTGTTCGAGTTTCACGTAAGGGAAGATCACATCACCGAGATTAATAGACGGTCGGATTGTTTGTCGGGGTTGACGTTTCCCGCATATCTTCTCGTAACATTCAACACCGTTACGCTCAAGTTCCATAATGAAATAATCTTTGCCGATTTTAGTATCGTTGTGATTCATGAAATTTCGACTGTAGCGTTCGGTTAATACTTCACGAAATTTAATCTCGGCTAATGTGCGCACGTAGAAGTAAATAGTGGATACAACGTCGTGGTCATTGTATGTGTGCAACACTTCGATTTCGTCACGCGTCAATGTCGTTCCAACGGGGAACGGGAGATCTTCGACGTTGTCCATCTTCATCGCTATTTCAAGAGACTTGAGCGAAGTTGCGCGTGCCATGTTGTCGAAGTGACGGATCTTGTATAGGTCGAGCTGTTCAACCAATTGGTCCTTATCCCAAATCATGTGACCGAACTTGTCACCACCTTTTATAATGTCCATTGCTTTATCGTATATTGCACGCGGTGAAGCATGGGGGTTCATTACGATGAAATGTAACACCGGATAATCAAACCCGACGTTGTTATAACCGACCATTCGAGCACGACACGCTTTTAACGACATGATGAATTCGACGAGATCTTCAACGTCGTTACGGAATTCGGAGATCTCAAACCGCCAACGTGTATTGGTGGCAATGTGAATGACTGCACATGTAAACACGTTAGGGTACGTTTCGATGTCGTACGTGTAATCGCGGGGGTTAACGGGTGCTGCGTCGCTAAACTCGTGACCAACGCCACATGACGGACAGTATGACATGTCGCCGGGGTACGTTTTACCACACCCGTTCAAATCGTCACACTTTCTTAAATAGATCATAATAGTCCTCCAACGAAAACCCCGTCACATGACGGGGCGTTAACGGTTAATGTGTGACGGTTACGCCTTAGTTAGATTGGCGAGGTGCGCTTCGGTCCATCCTGGCATCGCTAACAACGCCGCTTTGGTGTGTGTCACACCGTCAATGATGTAACTTTCTTCAACGACAGGTGGTGCGATAACTGGCGGTGGTGTAACGACACCTGGCGTCAACGTTTGAGGTTGTACCAAGTCCGTAGCAGGTTGAACAGGTGTTGTTACTGCGGCTTGAACAGGTGTGACGACCGCTGCGGTAACGGGTGTAACAGGTGTAACGGGTTGAACGTTCGTGTCGACCATAGCACCTTGTGGTAATACGCCAGCTGAACCACCGAACGCGGCTGATGCGTCAGGGGCGTTTGCGCTGATGATTTGAATACCAGCACGTGTCAGCTCAAGCATGACGGGGTTAATGTACATACCTGGGCTATCCGTTGAACCGTTACCTGACACATTGAACGATAGACGAACGTAATCACCCGCTTTGATCTCGTCTTTGTTTTGAATCACTTCGTGTGCAGCATAACGACCCGCATGATACGTCGGTGTGGGGAAGCAAGACGTCGCGAACAGTACCCAATGACCTGGGTAACCTTCACGGTCACATGGTTTATTACCTTTCTTGTTCGGAACGGCACTGTCACCGTCGGTGATCTTCCATGCGAACGTTGGAGCACCATGTTGACCTTGTGGGAAAGCCGCTTGAGCCGCTGCGTAAATCGCCATGCCCCATTGTGTTTGATTCCAATGTGTCTCGGCACCTTTGGCAAACGCGATACCAACAGATTGAGTGAACATCAACGAACCATCTTTAAACGTTTTTTGAACGCCTTTGTTGTCGTTTGCAGCATGCATTACCATTGGGTGACCTGAAACTAAACGACCTACTGTTGTTAAAATATCTGACATAATTTATTGCTCCGTTACGGGCGACTGTGCCGCCCTTATTGATTAAATGATTAAATGTTACTTACGTTTACGAATGTTATTACGTTTCGTCGCGGCGCGTTTATTTACTGCAGCACCTGACGGTTTTTGACGTGCCGAACGTTTTTGACCTTTTTCACCCTTTGTCGGTTTAATGTCATCGAAACGACCGCCGTCCATGCGGATAGCGTGTGTCGCTGCGAGCGACGGCATGAACATACCCATTAACGCAATTGCTAAACTTTTTTTAAACATAACGTGTACCTTTTTATTGTGGTTTAAATACTTGACGAGCTTTCGAACCGTTATCTTCGACTAACTTCATCTTCGTTCTTGGTGTCTCACTGTACGCGTCAATGACGGAGTCGTCAAGACCTTTTTGCAAACTTTGTGCTGGTGTGTCTAAAGTAACGGGTTTACGTAGGTCAAGACCCATCATGTCACCCATTGCGATAACTTCATCGACGGGCGTATCTTTGCGCCATCGCTTATTGCCGTAACCTTGAACGGCAGAGTAACCAGGTATCAACGTTCCGCTACGCACTTCGGCCAACGCTTGCATTTCTAGACCCGATTTACGCGCTTTGATAAGTTCTTCAGCGCGTGTCAACATTCGCAGCTCGAACGCTAAGTTATTACCGCTCAATGACACACCACCTGTCTCGTGGACGTATTCCATCGCCACATACGAACCGCGTTGTAATGTCGTACATCCGTATCGCGAACCACACGTGTTACATTGTGGGCCCGTTTTACATTTGGCGTTCGGTTCGATTGACGCCCACGCCGCCATGATCACGGTGTTGATTTGCGCACGTAGATCTGACGCCTTTACCGTCCAATGTCGTATCGTACCGCGAACGTCAAAACAACGAGGTTGTACGATTTTCATCACGACTGTGATTTGCTGGTCCATGAAACCGTTCACGTTGAGCGTGTCGAGAATACCTGCTACGTATTGCGTCAATTGCCAGTTCTCGAACACTTCTACAAATCGATGTCCGAATTTACCTTCCCACACTGTTAACGTCATAGTGGACTTGTCAAACACCCACGCGTCGACAAACCCGTAATGACCTGGATAAATACAATCCAATTCGACACGTTCTTCGATGTGTAAGTCTTTCATCGAAACGGGGCCTTTACACGTCGCGAGAACGTCATTCGAATAAACCAACGCTGCGTCGTATATTTCATCCGTGATCACAACGCCATCGGCGGACTGCGTACCTAGGATGTGAGGTTTCGACACTAATTCACCGTTAGGATCACGGAACGATTCGAGAATACGTTGACCGACTTCGTGGAACGCTCGACCATCTAGGCGCGATTGTTTACCGTCTTCGTCGACTATTTCGGGGAACTGACGCGCCAGTGACGGCGCCCCATTACATTCGACCCAACGGTTAGCATCCGATGCTAATAAGGGTGATTTACTCATACTAACGCCTTTAATGCTGGGTAAATGGTGTTCATGAAATCAGGTTGAGCGTTTAACTTAGTCGCTAGCAACGGCCATTTTTCAATACCGTGCGCTTTTAACACTTCGTTACATGCGTCAGGTGTCAATTTAACCTTGTTAGTTGTGACGAACTTCATCAACTCGCCGAACGTCTTCGGTTGGTCACCTTCCGCTACAACAGGTGGTGTCTCGGTCACGACTGGAGGTGTAACGACAACAGGTGGTGTCTCGGTAACGACTGGAGGCGTAACGACGACGGGCGGTGTCTCGGTAACGACTGGAGGCGTAACGACGACGGGCGGTGTCTCGGCGAACACGGTTGATGCGTCTTGTTGTTCTACGACGTGACCAACGGATACACCCACCACATCACCGTCGACAATTACAGGTTCGACAACGACTGGTTCACTGTATGTAACGGGTGTCGGATTCATCAGTTGTTTAAGTTCGACTTCCACCGCTTCGACGTATGATGTCCACTGTTCTTTAGTTTGGTCGGCTGGTTTCTTACGCATCTTGAACGAACCATCAGCGTTAGTCGTCTTGTTTTTCGAGTGAATACGAGCGTCCCAAGGTATTTCAGGCGCGTCGGTGGTGACAGGTGGAGTGACGATATTAGTCGTCGCGGCTAGCGCTTCGTCCATATCATTGACGGCTAACTCGTCGAGCGTTGGTGGTGTGATAATGGTCGCTTCGACATCTACTTTAACCGGTTGTTCAAACTCGACCGTTTTCGTAACGCTCATGTCACCAACAATATTATCGAACACTTCGCCTAACGCTATTGATTCAGCAGCTTCTTCCTCAGTTGTTTTGACACCGTTTAACAATGACGCGTCGGCGCCTTGGTGTAACGCGATTGAACGTAACGCGTCGGATATGAATAACAGTTGAACAGGCTCGTCCATGTTTATTTGTAAATTAAGTTCTGACATTGTGTTTCCTTTGATTAATTGTTGACGACAGCGACACTATAAAGGTAATATGACGCCTCAGTCAATAGTAACGGTGATAAAAATGGAAGAATTATTAGAGGACTACTTAAAGAATAGTGATCATTATTTGTCAGACTCGCCGATCCACAGCCTATTAGACAATATTATTCGCGACGGTGAAACAGTGTATGTCGTGAGGGTATTTAATAGTTGTTGTTACAGTGGATACGAGGAAATCGAAATCAGCGTTTCGGATCTTCTCGTGTTCTTATATAAGCGAGGCGCATCATGATAATTACCAACCACGCCCAACAGCGATGGGACGAGCGGTTCGGGCATCGGGTCGACAATGATATATTGCAAGAGTTTAACCGAGCAAGAAAAGTTAAACATAATTATGTACGGTCATTAAATGTCAAAACGGTGGCGGGGCGTAACTATTATGTCACACCGTTGTGCGTATTTGTCGTTCACTCAGGATCGCACAGTATCGTGACGGTTTTACCAAGAAGGGATTAATATGATACCTGTAATAACTAAGACCGCCGAAGCGGTTCGACGCGCAACGATACAGCTTCGGCCGTATCAGCAAGACGCCGAACGCGATATCCATCACGAGTGGTCGCTCGGTCATCGTAACGTATTGGCAGTGATGCCCACGGGTGCGGGCAAAACGGTTCTGTTGTCAAAAATTATACACGACCATAACGGAGCGAGTTGTACCATTGCGCATCGTCAAGAACTGGTGTGTCAAATATCTATCGCGCTGGCACGTAACGGCGTACGTCACCGCATCATTGGCCCTGACAAACTCATCCGTATGATCGTATCACAACACATGATTGAAGTCGGAATATCACTGTATGACCCATCGGCGACGGCTGCGGTTGCTGGTGTGGACACTATTATGAGTTGGTTAGGAACTGGTGTCGACGGTGACACGTACGTTCAAACGCGCCCCGATAAAACACTGTGGCAATACGAACGTACTGATGGGTATTGGTCGCAAGGTGTGCAAGTGGACGCTACACCCATCGGTTCGATTAAAGGTAAATTACCACCGAAAAACATGTCGGAACGTCTACGCAGTTACGCCCCGACCGTTACGTTATGGGTGACTGACGAGGCGCATCATTGCGCGGCGGTTGGTGGTAAACGTAACAAATGGATGAAAGCGACCGATCTATTCATCAACGCCAAAGGGTTAGGCGTTACGGCCACACCTTGTCGTGCTGACGGTGCGGG